CTATGTTCACTTGGATCGCATTAGTCAACTGGGTTCCGTTGGTAGTATCATCCCTCATACCTACCCTATCTAGTATATCCTTCGAAGCTTCTAGTCTAACATACTCCGAGTTAGCATTTGCTGATAGATTGGACACAGTATGTAATGCTGTTATTGCTTTAACACCTAGAACCTTCTTGGAACGCAGGTGAAGTTCCTGCAAAACCTTATCGTTCTTGAGTAAGCGACATGCTTCAACTTTGGCTGACCGAACCGAGTAACCAGCATCTATAGCACATTGTTTTGCAGAATCTGAACCTGCTAACAAGTTATCAATAAATCTGGACTGCCTTTGCGTTAAGTTGGTATGTTGTTTTGTAATTGACATGAGGACTTGTTATATAGTAAAGGCATACATAACTGTGTCAAGTAAATAATTTGACAGCTCCGTAGGTCGTTCTCAGAGCCGGTTCTGGACTCAAGTTACTAGTAAGTGACTAGGACAAGAAGGTAATCCTGAACCGATTTATACTGCAGTGATTCGCTATTTCTGGATTTTATATTGGTTTGTCATATAGAGTTTAGACTCCGATAGGTTGTTATATGTCAAAAAAATGTTGCGATGCAACTAACATATATGGATTGGTACCATCCCTATTAGTCTAGGGTGCGACCCCTGTCGCCCCACCATAGGTGGCTTCGCCCTAGACTTACCAATCCATATATGTTACCACCTTGTGGATTTTTTCAACATATAACAAAGGAGTCTAAAATGACAAACGCAAAAAAATCACACGAAATAGCAAAACACTTTGATAAATCGGTACAGGATTATCTTGAACAGATGAAGTTACTTGCTAAAAACATAGTGGAGTTGAGTCCAGAACCTAAAGAGAACGAGGAGCAGGGTATGTACTTAGTTGACTCAGTTATGTATGGCTTATTCAAGTACAAACAAGACACGTTGAAAGCTTACAATTTCTTTGACGAAAAGAGAGTTGCACTTAACGCAAAGGAAGACCAGATGAAAGAAGATAGTGAATCATTAGGTACACAAACAGGAGTTGTCGATTACGACATTAAGGATCAAGCACAGCATTATGAGAATCTTTGTAGTGACATTAAATTAAGAGCAGATAAAGTACATAGATTGATATCTTTCCTTAATGAAGTAATCTCCGTACCAGCAATGGAAAGAGTATACACTAATGAAGATTATGAAAAAAGCAAAGCAGATAGAATAAAATTTGCAAATACAAGAAGAAGAAACAGTTATCAAAGAAAGACATTGTCTTCATAACCTTCACAAGAAAGTGCCTAGTCGAAAGACTAGGTGCTTTTTTTTATATCACTTATTGGGCAGAGCTTCGCTCTGTCTATAAGTACCCAGACAGACCCAAGTCTGTCGGTAAGAGCATAGGGTGGTTGATACAGAGGTGACAGCCACACAACAATTTTATGAAAGGAGATTGTTATGCAGAAATATAGAAAGAAACTTACCAATTTATTACTAGCTGTGTCTATAACTTATTCAATAGCAATGATGTTGAGTGTAATATCAATTACATTTGCAATGACTAGTAGTGCATTCGGTTTTATTATAGGACCAGCTTGTGCATTCGGTGCAGTAATAGCTTACATAAGAGGGTTCGTTTATATATATCAATTGAATCAGCATAGTATATAGTTGCATTTATGCATTGTTTATTTTATAATTATAACGGAGGTAATAATGTTAAAGAAAAAATATATCATAGATGAAGATGATTACTTTGAGTATACGATACAGTTACAAGAAGCAAAACAGTTACTGCAAATTGTTGCTGAATCTTTACTCATCAAATCAGATCCAGATATGCTAAAGATAAAGCAATCGTTTTATAAAAAGTATAAAGCAGATGTAGAAGACTACGAAATTCTAATAGAAGAATACATACAATCAATAAGGAGGTAACTATGTATACATTTTTAGAACAGCTTGACCAAGAGGGTAGAAAAAACTTTTTGGCTGACCACAACTTGAGATTTATTATGGACTACAATCAAGACATAATACGTATGGCTTGTGCTTATGTAAAGTTTCGCATACACAAACAAAGAATAAACTTTGATTCTAATGTAGCAGACAGAGCAGGTATACTTGATTGGATCTGTAACAAATCTTATGAAGCAATGGATGAGTTGCGACCAAGAATAAGAAGACGAGATATGAATAAGTTATTGTTGGGTACGAGAACAATAGAAGATACTTATCGTAAACACTATATTGATAAGAAGGAGGAACTATGAACTTAAATGAACTAGGACAAAAGAACTTAGATGAAATAGTAGAATCTATCGCAACTGATATGGAGAACCATGACGTAACCAAACCTTATGAACCAAGATGGGTAACTAAATTACATGGTAACATATTAGGTTACAAGTATACTGGCTTCAATCAATTCCATTTGAACATGAAGTATGGTGACAGTACACCACTATGGGGAACTTACTTCCAGTACAACAAGTTAGGTTTACATCCAAGAAAAGGTACTGGCAAACCATTATGGCAACCAACTATACGGAAACAAAAAGATAAAAAGACTGGTGAAGAAAAAGTTATTCCTGGATTTAAAACCATAGCTATCTTTAACATTGATGAAGTAGATGGTGATGGTGAAGTAATATACAATCTCAAAGACCAGTACTTACCTAAGACAAAGTATGCTAAGAATACAAACTATACTGAGATAGATAATTGGATAGATAAACTTGATGCAACAATAGAACATGGCAGTAACATGGCTTGTTATATTCCAACATCAGATAAAATAAAGATGCCAATGTTTGATTCATTTACAACAAGAGAGCATTACTATGCTACCTTGTTTCATGAGATAACACATTGGACAGGGCATAACAGTAGATGCAACAGAAAACTATCAGGTAAATATGGTGCATCAGAGTATGCCTTCGAGGAACTTATAGCTGAACTTGGAGCAAGTTTCCATATGGCTAGTTGGAATTTATTTCACACTACCAGAATGGATCACGTACACTACTTGAAGTCATGGGCTAAGGCTCTTAGAGATAAGCCAGACTCTCTACGTAAAGCTTGTAAGTATGCTAGTGAATCGTACTTCTACCTCCAACACGATTCACTAGGCAGTTTTGATAACGCAGTTAATAACTAAGGAGAATAACAATGACGAAAGATGAATGGTTTAATGTTGGTGATATGGTAAGAACAACAGATCCTAACACAAGTAAGAACGCCGCCAAAGATGTAATCAAAGATATGCCAAGAGCAAGAGATAGAGTCTTATATATTATTCATGTATATGACAATATAGGTGGTGTAATATCTGAAAAGATAGATGCTACTGATGGTGTAACTACAAGCAAGTATCGTACTGCTATAAAGAAACTACACGATACAAACTACATAACACCAGTAGGCACAAGGAAATCAAAGCATGGTAAAGAACAACGAGTGTGGAGATTAACTGATAAAGGCAGAGAACATTTCAACCAACAACTAATGAGGAATGTATGAGTATAGATAAACACATCAGAGAATTAGAACTAGAAGTTAAACAACATAAAATTAGTTCTGACTATTGGGAAGGAAAATATCTTGAAGCCTTAATTAAAATAAAACAAATAGAAAAAATATTAGAAGGAGATAAAGATGGTGATAGAACAAAGTAAACGACATGCAATGCTACAAGGCATGTGCAAAAAATCTAAAGAACAAGCATTAAGTAGTGAAGATTACTACTGGATTGTTGCTGAATATCCAGAAGGATATGATGTAAGTGCATATAATTTTTATGACATGCTTGACATACTGAATGAAGAAGAAGGTACAGAGATGCCAACGATCATGAAAGTATTTGACAATGCTTATGATGCAATTATGTATCGAGATGATTTACATTGCAAAGAAGAAGCTGAAGCCAACATATAGAATTTATCTTGGTATATATATAAGCTAGCCATGTTTACTTGACATACAACGAAGTGGCTTTTGATAGCTACATATATATAAAAGAGATAGATGTGTGCAGTCCTTGTGCTTGTACTAATTTATCGTACAAAGGAAAACGTATTAGTATAAGATCCTTTTCTCAAGGATTGCACTTGCACTTATGCATTAACTATGATAAGAATATAGTATGAATGAACTTAATACTTATATGAACCAGTTGCAAAAACTTGCTGATGAAAAAGGTATTAATTTGCGTGAAGCATTTCGTAAGTCTGGAGTACAAGACAGTACGTATCACCGAGTTAATACTGAGGAGTTTCATCTAAGACAAGATACTGCTCAAAAAGTTTGGAACTATATTTATGAAACACACTACGAAAAAATCAGAAAAGAAATTTAAATCTGGTAGATACGAAGCTTATCAAGGTAGACAAGTTTGGTTTCAATCTGATAGTAAAGCAGATAGGTACTTACAACTTGTAAATTTTGTAAACAATAAATTAATAACAGACCTTGAACTTTGTCCTAAGTATAATGCAATCATTCATAATGTAAAAGTCTGTACTTTTATACCTGACTTTAGATACATGACTTTAGAACCTAATGAACATAGAGGTTATACTGTTGTTGAAGATGTAAAGAAAGTATCAACAGATATATATTCACTAAGAAAATTATTAGTTGAGTTATCTCATGGTATAAAAATACATACTATAAATCCTAAGGAGATAGATGAATGGAAAGAAATAATACCACTAAACCAATAGAAGAAGATTGGGAACCAAGTACACAATTACAAACTTGGTTTTATAATCAATTTAAAAATGCAACAAGAGAGGATATGAACTATGAACACGAACAATTTGTCGACTACTACCTTGCCAAAGGAAACTACAAGAACAACTGGGATGCCGCTTTCAGATTCTGGTGTAGGTGTTCTTTCAGATTGGGTAACAAAACACAGACACTTAAAACCAATAGTAAACCAGCCAGAGTTTCTGCCAGTAATGATGAGTCAGTCAGAACTTATCTTGATAGATACGATAGCGAGAGCAACATCAGAGCAATTGGATCAACTAAAAGGAAATCCTGAAGCCCAAATAATAAAAGATAGATTAGCAAAAACTATACAAAACTTAGAGGTACAACTTGAACCTGCAAGTAATCAAACTATAGTAAAAAGTTTACAAGTATTAGGTAACACATTTCAAACAGAACTACCAAAAGAAGAAGGACTAAAGTATTACATTGAAGCAATCAAAGATATACCTGCTATCTTATTAAAGGAAGCTATTGTAAAAGTAATGAAGACACACAAGTACAATACGTTTCCTTTACCTGCAACCATACGAGAATCTGTTGACAACAAGTTTAATTTCTGTCAAAGTTTTTATAGCTGGTGCAAGATGGCATGGTGCAATCTTTCTAAAGCTATATCGTAGTCTTAGTTCATTCTTCTAAAACCCAGTATGACATTATGTTTGCTGGGTTTTTTTATGCTTGATTACAATGCAGAAATGCATTATAATTATTATTAATAAAGGAGAATGATTATGTTTGTAATAGACAGAACAACTGGACTAGGTGGTAGTGATGCTAATAGAATATGGCACAACCAAAACCTTTCAGAATTATGGAGAGTAAAAACTAAAAGAGATACAGAACAAGATTTGTCTGATGTATTTAGAGTGCAACTTGGAATACATACTGAATCATTTCATTTGGAATGGTTAGCTAAGACAAGGTTTGCTGGTAGTATATTAACTAGACCAACAGAAGTAAAGAAGGGTAGGTATAGAAACATACCTATGTATGGACACCTTGATGCTAAAGTAGATGGTGTAATACTAGAGTGTAAACACAGTAATGCAAGAGCAACTGTTGAACACAAAGCTAGATACTATGCACCACAACTACATCATTACATGAAACTATTCAACCAAGAATGGTGTTACTTATCTGTCATACTTGGCAATGATGATCCTAAAGTAGTCCAAGTAAAATGGAATGATAGCTTCTACGAAAGACTAATTGCAAAGATGAAAAGGTTTTGGTTGTTTGTAGAGAATGATAAAGAACCACCTCTATCTTATGGCAAGGATGGTAGTGATATCAAAGCAGAACAAGAAGTACTTGTAGATGGTATGAAAGATTATCTTGAGTTTGATAATGAATTATACAAGAGCCTTGATGGTATGATGAATCAGTATCAAGGTGCTGTATCC